TAAACCTAAAAGAACTACGGCAGTAATGGTTGCTGGAGTAGGAGCAGCGAAAAAAAAGAAATGGGATGAAGGTGGATATGATAAAGACATGTCTTCTACTGAAGGATCTTTTAAGAATGGTGGACTCGTCAGATCAGGCAAACCTAAACTAGCAAAAAAAGGTTGGAGATAATACATGGCAGAAATTGAAAAAGCACTTCCGAATGAGGTGAGAAAAACAATTGAATTAGAATCACCAGAACAATTAACAGAACAAGTACAACAAGTACAAGAAGAACTTCCTAATCCACAGGACACAGAGATCACACCACTAGAAGATGGTGGAGTAGAAATTAACTTTGACCCAGGAGCCTTTAGCCAGGAACAAAGCCAAAATCATTTTGATAACTTGGCTGAATTACTACCAGAGGAAATACTAATGCCTCTTGGATCAGAGTTATATCAAAACTATCAAGACTATAGATCTTCCAGAAAAGATTGGGAGAAAGCTTATGTGCAAGGATTAGATTTATTAGGATTTAAATATGAACAAAAGACAGAACCCTTTCAAGGTGCAAGTGGTGCAACTCATCCTGTTCTAGCAGAATCAATCACTCAATTTCAAGCATTGGCTTATAAAGAATTGCTCCCGGCCCAAGGACCTGTAAGAACACAAATCATAGGAGCAGTCACACCGGAACGAGAACAACAAGCAGAACGAGTAAAAGAATTTATGAACTATCAATTGATGGATCAGATGAGAGAATATGAATCTGAATTTGATCAAATGTTATTCTATCTACCTCTATCAGGATCTGCCTTTAAAAAAGTATATTATGATTCTTTATTAGATAGAGCTGTTTCTAAATTTATTCCAGCGGATGATTTAATTGTTCCTTACTCAGCAACTTCTTTAGAAGATGCGGATGCAGTCATGCATGTATTAAAAATATCAGGAAACGATTTACGAAAACAACAGGTTGCAGGATTTTATAGAGATATTGAATTAACTCCAGGTTATGACAACTTAACAGAATTAGAAAAAAAAGAATTAGCTTTAGAAGGAATTACTAATACAGGTAGAGAAGAAGATGTCTTTACTTTAATCGAATGTCATGTCAATCTAGATCTTGAGGGTTTTGAAGATCGAGGGCCCAATGGGGACATCACTGGAATTAAACTTCCTTACATTGTAACGATCGAAGAAAGCTCTCGAGAAGTTTTATCGATTCGTAGAAACTACGAAATCTCGGATACGAAAAAAAGCAAAATTCAATATTTTGTTCACTTTAAATTTTTGCCTGGTCTAGGCTTCTATGGCTTTGGTTTAATTCACATGATCGGTGGTTTGTCTCGTACGGCAACTGCTGCACTTCGTTCTCTTTTAGATGCAGGAACGTTATCTAATTTACCTGCTGGATTTAAAATGAGAGGAATACGAATTAGAGATGACGCTCAGTCTATTCAACCTGGAGAGTTTAGAGATGTGGATGCTCCTGGTGGAAATTTACGAGATGCGTTTATGCCTTTGCCTTTCAAAGAGCCAAGTCAAACTCTCTTACAACTTATGGGGGTCGTAGTACAAGCAGGTCAGCGTTTTGCTTCCATTGCTGATCTAAACGTAGGAGATGGGAATCAACAAGCGGCAGTGGGTACGACCGTAGCTTTGTTGGAACGTGGATCAAGGACCATGAGTGCAATCCATAAACGATTGTATGCGTCTTTGAAAAACGAATTTAAATTATTAGCAAGAGTATTTAAATTATATCTACCGAATGAATATCCTTATGATGTAGTAGGTGGACAACGAATGATTAAGCAACAAGACTTTGATGATAAAGTAGATATTATTCCAGTAGCAGATCCTAATATCTTTTCTCAAACTCAAAGAATTAGTTTAGCTCAAACAGAATTACAATTAGCGCAAAGCAATCCTCAAATTCATAATGTCTATAAAGCATATCGAAATATGTATGAAGCATTAGGAGTGAGAGATGTGGATTCTATTTTGAAACCAGAACCAAAACCAATGCCGATGGATCCAGCCGTAGAGCATATTCAAGCCTTAGCTGCAGCTCCTTTTCAAGCATTCAAAGGTCAGGATCACAGAGCCCACATCACAGCTCACTTAAATTTTATGGGTACCAACTTGGCTCAGAATAATCCTATGATCACAGGTGCCTTGAGTAAAAATATATTTGAACACATTTCCTTGATGGCTTTAGAACAAACCGAGATAGAGTTCATGAAAGAATTACAAATGATGCAACAAATGTCTCAAAATCCACAAGCAATGATGAATCCTGCTATGCAAATGCAAATGCAAGCTCTTACTTCTAAAGTAGAGTCTAGAAAAGCAGAATTAATTGCAGATATGATGGAAGACTACATGAAGGAAGAGAAAAAAATCATGGGTGATTTTGGAAATGATCCAATTGCTAAACTAAGAGCAAGAGAACTAGACTTACAAGCACAAGAAAATGCTCGTAAGAAGCAAGCAGACTCTGAGAGAATCAATTTGGATAAAATGAAGGCCATGATGAACCAGATGTATCAGCAAGAAAAGCTAGATCAGAACGAAGATTTAGCAGAATTAAGGGCTGCAACATCACTAACTAAGCAAGAATTGTCAAACAGAGCAAAAAAGGAGATAATGTAATATGAAATCAATGACAAAAAGCCAAAAAAAGGTTAAAAAAGTAATGGGAGAATTTAAAAAAGGTTCTCTTCACAGCGGTAAGTCAGGAAAAATTGTAAAAAATCCAAAACAAGCGATTGCAATTGCACTTTCTGAAGCTGGAAAATCTAAAATGAGGAAAAAAAATGGCAAAAAATAAAAAAATGTCTAAATGTTCTCCAGAAATAGGAACACCAGAAGGTGGAAAAACTATTCCTGTGATTAAAGCTGGCTCTAAAGAGACAGTTACCGTCAAAGGAACTAAGACTATGAAAAAACAAAAAGCTACTTGGTACTAATTTATGTTTCCATGGAGTTTAATAGGCTCTGGAGTTAAGGCCGCAGTAGAAATCTATTCTAACAAAAAGAAATCTGAAATTGCAATGTCGGAAGCGGCATTGTTGCACGCTGAAAAAATGAAACGTGGTGAGATTGAATATACAGGTAAGATATTTGAATCACAAAAAGGCGACTGGAAGGATGAATTCATACTCTTGACGCTTTCAAGTCCATTGTTTTTATTAGGATATTCTGTATTTGCAGAAGATGAAAAGATTGGTCAAAAACTAGATTTATATTTTCAAAAATTAGAAACGATGCCGTGGTGGGTAGTCGGACTTTGGGTTTCCGTAGTGGCAGCCGTATATGGAATCAAAGCAACGGATATTATTAATACCAAAAAAGGAAAATAACATGAGCTCTAAAAGACAAAGATTTATTGAACTAGCTAAACAAGGTGGAAATAGAAAAGACTTTGTCAAACTTGCTAATGAGTTGGGTATGACAGATAAAACAGAACCAGCACCAAAACAAAAAGGAAATAAAACAACAGAAGCTTTTAAAAAAGCATCTCAAATGAAACTAGAGGGAAAAGAAAAAACCAATATGTTTAAAAGACTATATGGATTAACTAAGGGAGCAGGAACCAAATTAGTCAAAGGAACAGGAGAAGGAGATATTCAAGGAGATCCTATTTCTGGAGAAGGTTTACTAATTGAACCTAAAATGATAGATAGAGATAAAAAAAGAAAAGGTGGACTAGTAAGATCTGGTAGACCTAAAATCGCAAAAAAAGGATGGAAATAATATGTTAAAAAAACTATACACAAAATTATGTTATGTAATTTGTAAAGTATTAAAAATAACCCCATGTTTATGTAAACATGAATGTGGATGTAAAAAGGAGAACAAATAATGAAAAAGAAAATGATCAAAGAATATGGTGGCAAAGAAAAATATAAATCTAAAGCCGCTATGAAAAAACATGAGAAAAAAGAATCTAAAAAAATGGAAGCCCGTGAAAAATATAAAATGGGTGGAAAAGCCAAAGGGAGAAAATGCTAATGGCTAAAAAAGGTTTATATGCAAATATAAATACCCGTAAGAAAAAAGGTATCTCGAGACCTAAATCTAAATCAACCATCTCTGCTAAAGCATACGCAAATATGAAAGCAGGATTTCCTAAGAAGAAAAAATAATGTTAAAATCAAGAGGAATGGGTAGAGCATATTTACAAAAAGGTTCTCCTAAAATTTTTGATCAATTAGAAATGAAAGTTCCTTTTCCTAAAGGACAAAAAGTTCCTCAAAAATTAGCTAAGGGTGGAAAAGCAACTCCAGCTTGGCAACGTAAAGAAGGTAAATCTGCATCTGGAGGATTAAATAGAAAAGGTATTGCATCGTATCGTGCAGCAAATCCTGGTTCTAAATTATCTATGGCTGTAACGACCAAGCCATCTAAATTAAAAAAAGGTTCTAAAGCAGCAAATAGACGTAAGTCTTTTTGTGCTAGAATGAGCGGAATGAAAAAACGCTTAACGTCTGCTAAA